GTTTGAGTGCCCGCAGAAATAGTAAGATTATTGCATTGAAAATCAAGCGCCCCTGATCCACTGTAGGTTACTGCTGGACCGTTTAAACCCGATCCGATGGAAAAAGCATATGTTCCCGAATCGCCCCTTGTAGTCCCATACCCAAAGATATTGGTTGCGGTTGTAAGAGCCACTACTCCGCCAGATACATTTGCAGTGCTGGTAGTTGTGGTCTCGTAGCCAGAACAATACAAACTGTTAGACTGCCAAAGGGCTGCCAATGCAGCCGCCTGCCCAAGTGTCGCTAGTGGGCCACCAAGAAAACCCGTACTGACGGTGCCGGTTCCCGCAGAACGATCCAATGTCCATGTATTAGCCACGGTGCTAACGGACATTATTTCATAACGGCCGACAGTCAATCCAGTTCCCGCTACGATGTTTATAATATTGCCCGCATCACCAGTAACAACCGTATATCCCGTAAGGGTGGCCGTCGTCCCGGAAATTACACAGGTGTTACCACCGCCAGCGAGATTGGAAGGGTATCCATACGTCCCATAAGTTCTATCCACCCCGCCGCTGATCGTCGAATCAAAACCTCCACCGTTCTCGTCGTATTGAAGTCCGTTTTGATTGACTTCGATTACTGTGTTGTAATTAATAGCCATTATGCGCTCTGCAATTCTGCAAAGTTAAACCGCTTCGGATACCGGGCGCCGCCCTCTTGCGTTTCTAACTTTCGACGCTTTTTCCATTCAGCCAATCGGTGCCCAAAGGATCGTTGCGGGATAACCCGTTCCATGTCTCGCCACTTGGGCATTTCACTGAGGGCCAACACGGCAAGCATGTCGGCAATAACGCGATCTCCATGAGTCTTACGGGCGCTGGCGCTTTCGGCGACAAGTTCAGCCGGCCCGATTCCACCGTCATCATATCGGATGTAGGTGAGCGCTTCGTCCAGGGCTGCGGCACTTCGGTTAATGTATTTGCCGTGGGCATAAGCTCGGCGTAACAGTCCAAGGGCCGTGGCCTTGGCTTCGGTATCCGACCGCCATCCATAGCGTTTGCCAGACTTCTCAGACAATGTGCCGCTTTGCCGACGAAAATAAACATAAGGATATTTATACGTTCGACAAAGCTGCCGCCCAAAGTCCATGCCCGGATCACCATTGTTCTCCCAGATGATAAGAGGGCGCCGGTTACGTCCCCCGACCCATATCGCGGCAGCGCATGTGATGCGCGCCAATTCATACGGCGGGGTGTTCGCATCCGCAAATTCTGCAATTTTCTCTCGTGTCTCATTGCATGTCACATTGATAATGGAGTTACTTGCGCCCTGACCCTTGCTGATATCAATCGACAAGGTATACGAATAACACTGATCCGGCCGGCCCTTAATCAAATGCGTCCAGATCGACCACGGCCCTGTGGCGAAGTTCAGGGATAATTTCAAAATACTTCTACGAGAGATCGCTTCCACGACATCCTCGTCGGATAGCCGGGATCGGAACTTAATTGTAGCGTGTCTACGAGGCGGCTTACTGAATAAGCGTTTGTGCTGCTCAAGGATGTGAGCTTCAAAGAATGTATCTCCTGAACCGATGTGATCCATGTCGAGTTCGGTGGCAACTTCTTTGGGGGTGCTGGTTGCACAGTACTGATCGTACCAGGGACTTCGGATGTGCCACGCACCGTTTTCATCTTGCACGACATATCGGCCGGCTCCTTTCTCTGGATGTTCCCACCAGGGCATAACGAATACCGGGATTGACCCGCTCATCCGCCATTTGCTATATGCCGTGCCGGCGCCCCAGGGGGTTGAGGATACGAGTCGGCATGCTGTCACGTCCTTCGTGGACTGCTTGATCGCCTCCGCTTCCTTGACCTTGGCGAATTCATCTAAGTAGATCGAAGTGCGGCGATCTGATGAGCCGGCAGTTGCGTTCGCTGATTCCGCATCTATTCGGGTCTTCGTATCCAAGTTGACAATATGCAACTTCTTTCGCAACAGTCTTGGAAGCATCCATGAAGGTAGCCGAGACAGAATATAATCTATTTTTCCAAAGAGCGTACCCGGATCGCTCAGCGTCCCAAAGGGGTAATTTTTTGGTAATCCGTCGAGCGAATCGCATGCATCCTCCTTGCGAGAGATCATCAGATGACTCTCGTACTGTCGGAACAAAAGTCGATGAGTATAGACCGCTATGTGCATCCATGTTACTCCCATGTCACGGGACTTGTCGGTCAATAGCGAATCGCCCTCATCAATGCAGCGTTCAATGTCCAGGATTCCCACGTCCTGCCGCGGCCATGTCACGAAGGGCAGATGCTTCGCGTCGGATTGTTTAACCTTGCCACCCTCGCCGGCCTCGAAAACCCGGAGAGTGAAAACGAAGGTGTTGATCCAAAACAAAATGGATTGGCTGCACGCGGTATAAAGATCGCGCTGCACGTCCTGATCCTGTTCCGCAGCTTGCAAAAGTCGAATGCGGTACGCAAGATTTCGCTCCGGTACCTTGGGCACACGCAAGCCGGTAATGGGGCATTCCCACATGTCGGGTAACACAATGGGAGTTAGGACGGGTTTCTCGGCAAAGGCGTTAGCCATGAATTCCGACTTGCACTAATGCGGACAATGGCCGGTGTACCGGGGACATCCTGGGCATGGCGCGAACGGCCGCGGCCAGCTTAACTTCTCCCGTAGCCCGGCGCCGGAGAAAGTCTTCGGTCTTGCCGGCTTGAATCACATCAAGCGGAAGTTGATTTTTCCAATCACTCAGATTCATTGAATAACTCCCGTGTTCGAGTGATGGCGCGATCCTTGAGAACTTCAATAAGCCCTATCTGATGGGTCAAAGAGCCGGTACGAAAATATTTAGTAACAGGCTCGCCTACTGTGCCTTTGGGTATAAAGCCGACAACCAATGTATGGCACCGATTGCTTAACTCGTACAATAACCCTTCCGTCGATGCCAGGGTCAAATCTTCGCTGGATTCCATATCTTCATCACTCATGATTCGCCTCTTTAACTGCCGATGCATGACGTTGGCCGCAGGACTGACAGACTATGACCTCGCGGAAATCATGCACACACCAGCATTCGGCGTGACAATGTTCACAATCCCAGGACTCAATTACCAGAGGACCGTTCACTCCCGTCGCGTCGATTATCGCATCCAGCACCGGCCCCAGCGCCAGGATCTTATTTGGTGACTCCAACGACGGCAGGCTCCGATCGTGACTTGCGCGGCGGCGGCCCTTGCGCCACACGCGCAGCAGCATTGGTAATAGCAACGAAAGACTCACGAACCCGATCAGTAGCCGTAATTGCATCGGTCTTCTCCTCGCCGGACGTAGGAGCCGGCTTACCTTCAATCCGGTCGTAAAGAAAGGTCTGCGCCCAAGGGGCCGGCGCATGGGGAATCTTGATCGCGTTCCCGTGGTCATCCAATGACTTCTCAATGTAGCCGAGCGCCTGATCCCAGATGAGTTGCGCCAGCACGTCGGCACGAGTCAGGGCATTGCCTTCATCGTCGCAACTGATGGCCTGCACGGCGAGTTCACGCAGCGCCGCGGTGAGCCGGGCGCGACCTGGGGCACGAGGTTGGGATACGCTGGTGGCGGGCATTAGAATTTAACCTTTGGGGCGACGTACTTGACGAACAACGACTTGACCTCGTACACCGTATAGGCGCCGAGGGTCAAACCGATGCCGAGGACATAGGCGTCGAACAACGCGGAAAATAGATCGGGCATGATGCCTCCTGTATTAGTAAAACGCGCGACTGGGCGCGCACTGCCACGACTTCTGACCCTGGTAATCCTGGGCAACAATCCGGCCGGTGCCCTGCAATCCGTAACTGAATGTGCTGGGGCCGCTGGTTAGCAGGGACGGTGTAATACCGACCGGAAGGGACTTGCCCTCCTTGCCGGATACATCCAGTGACTCCACGCCATTGATACCGCCGAGCGTGCCAATAGTCGTGGCCTGGGTTGCAGACGTGGCGCCAGCGGCGACGTTCAGTACATAGAGCAAATTGCTCGTATCGTCATTAGTGGCGAGCGTCAACTCGTCGATGATGAGGCGCTCGTAGGACTGCAGCGTGCGAAGTAACCCATTGGCATCATAGATGCCCACGGCCACGCTGGTGACATTGGCCACGGCGCCTTGATAGGAAAGGTTAACTGTCTCGCCTTGTGTTGGAACGCTGTGCATGCGGGTCTGCCTTCATTCGCTAAATTAAATAGGGGCCGATACCATGTATGGCTGTATCGGCCCCCAAGGTTTGCATCATGGGTAGGTCTCCGTTGATGCCCCCAGGTGAGACTACCACACTGGGGAGTAATGCCTGCATGGCACCTATATAGTGTACCACAC